TTACCTCACTGGAACAGATACTGCCAACTCCACCAGAGAGATTACTTATACTGCAACACCAAGAGCAACTCAAAATTATACTGGAGATGCTGCTACTACTCTTGCAGCAGATATTACCAAGACGGCAAAAACCTTTGCAGTTGCTGATGGTAGCACACTGACTGCTGAAACTTATATTAATATCGAGGGTGAGCAAATGTTCTTGAAGTCGATTAGTGGTAATAACATTACTGTTAGACGTGGAGAAGATAAGACAGAGGCTACGATTCACCTTGGTGGAGCGGAAGTTCATGAAATCACTGCTGCTGATAATGCGCTTATTGAAGTAGGCGATGACTTTGGATTCGATGGTTCGTTCTAATGAAAATGACAAAAAACTTTGACGATCTAAATGACACATTCAATACCTCTGGTGACGTTATCAAACCAGAGGTTGTTGAGAGTAAAATTCAAAAAGTAAAAGAAGGCGTAGACGATATAAAAAAAGATTACGAATATACCAGAGGTAATCTTTACTCTATTATAGAAAAAGGACAAGAGGCTCTCAACGGTGTTCTTGAACTTGCTCAAGAAAGTGAGATGCCTAGAGCATATGAAGTTGCGGGTCAATTGATTAAAAATGTTGCTGATGCAACAGATAAGTTATTGGATCTGCAAAAGAAACTGAAGGATGTTGAAGCAGAAGAAAAAGTCAAGGGACCATCTACAGTCAATAATGCTTTGTTTGTTGGATCAACTGCAGATCTTGCAAAAATGTTAAAAGACGGACTGAAGGAAGATCCTAAATAATATCGGGAGAGAAATCCCGAAGTATTAAAGTTACTAATAAAATGTCGAAAGAAGACTTGCCTTCTATTGATGATTTGGTCAATAATGACCTACCATCAGTTGAAGATTTCATAACAGAAGAGAATGCAGAGGAACTCCCTTCTGTTGAAGATTATATTGAGATAGAAGAAAGCACTCAAACCATAGAAGACGCGGACGGAAATACATTTGCAGAAGTACAAGATATAGTACCACCTTGGCCAGAACTGGTCAGAATGATTAATGATGTCAGAGCAGACATTCCTGACATCCCAGAAGTCAAGTATTACGATAAAGAACTTGAGAAACTTGCAGAGCAGATTAGCAATCTTCCTGAAGTCAGATACTATGATAGAGAAGTAGAAGCAATATGCGATCAAGTAGATCTTGTAAGAGAGCAGATTAAAGGTCTACCTGAAGTCAAGTATTATGATGAGCAAGTTGATGCTATTGAAGATAGAATTGATACTCTTCAAACTGAGGTAACCAACTTACCGGAAGTCAAATATTATGATGCAGAGATTGCAGCAATCTGCGAAGCTATTGATGCGGTAAAAGCATCTATCCCACAATTTCCTAAGTGGGTTAATGAAGTAAATGAGGTTCCAGACTTCTCATGGATTGGTAAAACCTTTAGTGTTATTGACGATGACTTTATAAAGGTCAACGATACTATTGAAGGATTGAGAGGGAAAGTTCAGTTTGATCTTGAACAACTTTCGGAAGATGTTGAAACGAAACACTTCAACAGCACGATCAAGATTGAGAATGACATCTCTAATCTGAGTGAAAAAGTAGATACTCGTATTGATGAAGAGAAAGACAAGATCTGGAAAGAACTCAGATCATCATCTCTCAAAATGTGGGAGTATCACAAAGAGTTTAAAGATGATGATCGTAAACTGAAGAAACAACTTCTTGGGGAATATAATACTCTCAAGCAGAACATTAATAAAGAGCTCAAGGAGATCAACTACACCAGCACCAAAACTGATGAGTTACTTCTAAAGTATTTTACTGAGTTAAGAGAAGAGATCTCAGGACTTCCAGAAGTCAAGTATTATGATAAAGATATTGACTATGTAAAGTCTGACATTAAAGGACTTTACAAAATTGTAGAGGAGATTAAGTCATCTCAGAAACAATTAAAAGAAGAACAGAAGTTACTTGCAGAGACTAATGTTCCTCTCGGAGAAGACCCACCAGATACTAATAATCCAGATCCTCTTACTCCACTTGATCAAGATTTTGTAACTCTTGATCAACTTCAAAAACATTACAAGATATTTGTAGAAAGAGTTCAATATCAACTGTCATCAATTGGTGGCGGTGGTGCTGGATTTATCAAGGATCTTGATGACGTAACCTTTGATGGTACGGATAATCAACTGCTAATCTACAACTCATCTACATCAAAGTGGGTCGGTATTGCTAGCACATCTTTATCTGGTGCTCCATCTGAACTTGCAGAAAACTGCACTGGTACTAATTTAACTTTAAGTGGAAATTTAGACGTAACTGGTGATCTAACATATGATGAAGCAACTGCTAGAAATTGGAATGTTACCGGTATTGCTACGGTTGGAACTGCATTCTATATGCCACAATACACAACCTCAGCAAGAGATGCAGCAACTTTTAACGAAGGTGCGATGATTTACAATACAACCACTCAAAAAATTAATTTTTATAATGGTACTAGTTGGACTGAACTGCCAGGTATGACTTTGGGTCTCACTGTAGCACTTGATGGATGATAAATAATAAGGAGTAATTACTCTTTTGATGGCTAAGAACGGACGCTGCCCTGCAGGACAATATTACTGTTACACTGACAAAAAGTGTAAACCAATCCCAAAAGGATTTAAGGTTGTAGGTCGTGCTGGAATGCTCCGTAAAGAAAATGGTCACTCTATTGACGATACCAAAAAGAATGGTAACGGCAACGGAAATGGTAATGGTAATGGTGGAAATGGTAATGGTGGCAACGGAAACGGTGGCACTGTAAGTGAAGAAGGTCTCCGCGATTGGTTTGGTAAATCTAAATCAAAAGACGGAAAGAAAGGTTGGGTACAAGTAGTGTCAGGAAAACCCTGTGCTCGCCAACCTGGACAGAAAACAACACCTAAGTGTGTTTCTTCTGCGAAGAGAGCAAGTATGAGTAAATCAGAAAGACTCTCCGCTCAAAGAAGAAAAAGAGCTGCTGACCCAGGACAACCACAAAAAACTGGTGCAGCAAAACCCACATACGTTTCAACTGATAAGCCTAAAATGAAATCTGTAAAAGAAGCAACAGAGTTTGTAACTTTACCTTTGGAAATTGAAATTCCAAATACGATTAGAGATTTCAACTTAGGGTTGATGTTTCGTGAAAGTTTAGACGTAAACAGTGGAATGCTCTTCATCTTTGATGAGGTTGCAGAACAGTCATTTCATATGACTGAAACAAAAATTCCTCTCGATATTGCTTTCATTAGAGAGGATGGAACAATCGAAAGCATTAAAGAATTAGAACCATTCGACGAGAACCCAGTTTCCTCAGATGGAGAGGTGCTGTGCGCGTTAGAAGTAAATCGTGGATGGTTCGCAGAAAATAATGTAGAAGTAGGTGACGTGGTTGATATTGAGGAAGGCAAGAAGGATGCTTGCTACCATAAAGTCAAGTCACGCTACTCAGTTTGGCCAAGTGCATATGCGTCAGGAGCACTGGTCAAATGCAGAAAAGTCGGTGCAGCAAATTGGGGAAATAAAACTAAGAAGGAAGAAGTTGAACTTGATGAAAAGTGTTGGAAAGGTTATGAAAAAAAAGGTATGAAGACTATGTTTGGAAAGAGATATCCAAACTGTGTCAAAAAGGAAGAAGTTCAACCAATCGAAGAAAAGAAAGGATGCAATCACACCGATAAAGGTGAGGATTGCCCTGTTCATGGAATGTCTCCATGTGATGGACCTAGAGGTGGAAACGGAGGAAAACCCGGTCCAGATAAAAACTATGTAAAACCTATGGGCGAATCCATAGAAGAGGCAGTTAGAGTTCCAGCAAAGACTGGAAACATCGTAGATACTTACTTTAACTATAGAGGTAAGTATTATGCTTTGAAGATGTTCTTCCCTCAAATTTCAGTACCCAAAAAATCTGATGTTCAAGATCAGGTTTCTAAAGTATATCCTGGCGCGAAACTATTAACTTTCAACGTTTCAAGCTATGAACCAGGGCAACCACTCCTTCATGTCGAAGGAGCAGCATGGACACGAAAAGCAGGAAAAAACAAAGAGGGCGGACTTAACGAAAAAGGACGAAAGTCTTACGAAAGAGAGAATCCAGGAAGCGACCTTAAGGCACCTTCAAAGAAGGTTGGAAATCCCCGCAGGGCATCCTTTTGCGCCAGAATGAAAGGAATGAAAAAGAAACTGACTTCCTCTAAAACTGCAAACGATCCAGATAGCAGAATCAATAAGTCTCTTAGAAAGTGGAATTGCTGAGTAACCTATGTCTGATAATGTATACCTTGGCAATCCAAATCTAAAAAAGGCTAATACTGCGATCGAATTTACGGAAGATAATATCCGTGAATTCATGAAGTGTAAGCAAGATCCTGTTTACTTTGCTAATAACTATGTCAAGATTATTTCCCTTGATGAGGGTCTGACACAGTTTCATCCATATCATTTCCAAGAGAAGTTGATTAACAACTTCCACAATAATAGATTTAATATCTGTAAGATGCCACGTCAGACTGGTAAATCCACTACAGTCGTATCTTACCTTTTGCATTATGCTGTCTTTAATGACAGTGTTAATATTGGTATTCTTGCAAACAAAGCAGCAACCGCCAGAGAACTTCTTGGAAGGTTACAGACTGCATACGAAAACCTACCCAAGTGGATGCAGCAGGGTATCATAGCATGGAACAAAGGATCTTTGGAGTTAGAAAATGGCAGTAAGATATTGGCAGCTTCTACGTCTGCAAGTGCTGTCCGAGGTATGTCGTTTAACATCCTCTTTCTCGACGAGTTCGCTTTCGTCCCGAATCACGTTGCTGACTCGTTCTTTGCATCTGTTTATCCTACTATTACTTCTGGTAAAAACACCAAAGTAATTATTGTATCCACCCCACACGGTATGAACCATTTCTACCGTCTGTGGCACGATGCAGAAAAACAGAAGAATGATTATGTTCCTACAGATGTTCACTGGTCAGAAGTTCCAGGTAGAGATGATAAATGGAAAAAGACAACCATTAAGAACACGTCAGAAGCACAGTTCAAGGTTGAGTTTGAATGTGAGTTCTTAGGATCAGTTGACACGTTGATTGCTCCGAGTAAATTAAGAACTCTCATCTATGACAATCCAATCAAAAGAAACGCTGGATTGGATGTCTATGAACCATCTCAAGATAAGCATGATTATGTGATGACAGTTGACGTAGCAAGGGGAGTTGGAGAGGATTACTCAGCCTTCGTTGTAGTAGACATCACCACTTTCCCACACAAGGTGGTTGCAAAGTATAGAAATAACGACATCAAACCGATGCTATTCCCTAATATCATCTATGAGGTAGCGAAGAACTACAATAGTGCGTTTATCTTATGTGAGGTGAATGATATTGGGGATCAGGTTGCTAGTATTCTTCAATATGATCTTGAGTATCAAAACCTTTTGATGTGTTCTATGAGAGGTAGAGCGGGACAGATTGTTGGTCAAGGATTCTCGGGTAAGAAAACACAGTTGGGAGTTAAGATGTCCAAGACTGTGAAGAAAGTTGGATCACTTAACCTTAAGACACTTATTGAAGAAGATAAACTTATTTTCAGTGATTATGAGATTATCTCAGAACTGACTACCTTTATCTCAAAACATAACTCATTTGAGGCTGAAGAAGGTTGTAATGATGACTTAGCTATGTGTCTTGTCATCTATGCTTGGTTGGTCCAGATGGACTACTTCAAAGAGTTGACAGATCAAGATGTTCGCAAGAGATTATACGAAGAGCAAAAGAATCAAATTGAACAAGACATGGCACCATTTGGATTCTTAAATGATGGTTTGGGTGATGATAGTTTTGTTGATGGTGATGGAGACAGATGGACAACGGCAGAATATGGTGATAGATCTTATATGTGGGAGTATCTTTCTTAATGGAAGAAAGAAAACCACTCCTATCCTTAAATTTTGAAATTGAAGATATAACTTTGCAATATACTGCTCTGGAAAAATATATGGAAGGTTTGGATAAAGTAAGTTGGGAATACAAACATGCAGATAGAATAAAAACAGAATTGTACAGAGCAATAGCGCATCATAAATTTAATCTTGAAAATGAGGAATAATGGATTTAGATGGTCAGATAAAACTTGGACACCTTCTTTTACAGGATAGGAAATGTAGAACTTGTGGTGAGATAAAAAATTTAGTAGAAGACTTTTACAGAACAAGAAAAGATAGAGGTCCAGTTGCTTCATCATACTCATATGAGTGTAAAGACTGCACTATAAAAAGAATCATGGCAAACAAAAAATCAGATAATCGATGGGAATACCCAGATTGGTAGTTCACGTCACGTTTCCCCTGTGAAAACCCTCCTTTTAATAAATATTTTGAGATACACTGAGATCCACGGAGAGAAACATGGCGACTCCTCAATTATCTCCTGGCGTACTAGTCAGGGAAGTTGACCTTACAGTAGGAAGAGCTGATAATGTCTTAGATAATATTGGTGCAATTGCTGGACCATTCAGAATTGGACCTGTTGACGAACCAATTGATATCACTACTGAGCAAGAACTGATTGCAACCTTTGGCAAGCCTCTTTCAACTGATACTCAATATGAGTATTGGATGAGTGCTGCCAACTACCTCTCTTATGGAGGAGTTCTTAAGGTAGTAAGAACAGGAAATACTAGCGACACCTTGATGGTGAACGCAAATGCTGGTGTTGGTATTGCGTCAACCACCACGTTGAAAATCAACAACTACGATGATTATCAAGAGAATCATAAGGAATCTGATACATCGTTCACATATGCAGCAAAGAACCCTGGAACCTGGGGTAACGGACTGAAAGTTTGCTACATCGATGACTTTGCAGACCAGACCGTTGGTATCGCAACCACAAGTCTTGCAAACATCGGCGCAACAATCGGATTCGGTGTTACCGCAGCACTCGATAATCAAGTCATTCCTGGTGCTGGTACAACCTCTGGATTCACTGGATTCCTGAAAGGTATCGTTGTTGGTCTTACAACTGATGCATCAGGTGGAGATAGTAAAGTAGACATCAAAGTTGTTTCTCGCGTAGAAACTGTCGGTGGTGGTTCAACCGAAACCAAGATTGATTATCAAGAAGGATTTGGTGGTGCATCGTTCGGAACATCAGTTGCACTGAACTTCGTCAACAACTCTGGTGTTAATAGCACAGGCCTCGGTGATGCTGCTATGACTCCTGGAACTGCAGTTGACTGGTATGATCAGCAAAATCTTGATCTCACTAACGCAACAATTTCTTGGAAGTCAATTGCTCCAAGACCCACAACAAACGTTTATGTCTCTGATAGAAACGGACATAATGATGGTATTCACGTTGTTGTAGTTGACGATAAGGGATCAATTACTGGAATCAAGGGTAACCTGATTGAGAAGCACACCAACCTTTCTAAGGCTGGAGACGCAATCTCTAATGTCAACGCTCCTCAGAGAATCTACTATAAGGATTATCTTGCAGACTTCTCTGATAACATCTATGCGGGTAATAATCCATCTGAAGCAGCTGATGCTTATTACGTAACCTCTCCAAGAGCAACTGGATTCTCAACTGACTTTACGCCAGTTACAACAGCAGACGGTCTGTTCGGTCTCGATGCACAGAACACAACGTTCTCCGCACTCGGAAATGTTTCTTACACCTTCGGTGGAGGAAAAGATTATTCCGCAACTGGTGGAATGAGTGCATCACTCGCAAGTTTGATCACTTCATACAATCTCTTCGAGAACAAAGATGAGATTGAAGTTGATTACCTGATCATGGGTCCTGGATGTTCTACTAAGGAACAGTCTCAAGCAAAGGCAAACAAACTGATTGCACTTGCCACTGCCAGAAAGGACTGCATGGCTCTCATCGGACCACACAGAGCAGATTTGGTTGGTGTTACTAACACAACAACTCAAACTGATAACCTGATTGATTACTTCACAACCCTCACGTCTTCCTCCTACGCGGCATTTGACTCGGGTTATAAGTATCAATACGATAGATTCAACAATCAGTTCCGCTATGTTCCTGCTAACGCAGACGTTGCCGGAATGATTTGTAGAACCGGAATCACAGCATTCCCATGGTTCTCGCCTGCAGGTCAGCAGCGCGGTGTTATTAACAACGCTGTTAAACTGGCATACAACCCAACTAAGGCACAAAGAGATCGTCTCTATCCACAGAGAATTAACTCTTTCGTTACAACACCTGGTGTCGGAACAATCCTCTTCGGAGATAAGACCGCACTTGGTTACGCATCCGCCTTTGACAGAATCAACGTTCGTCGCTTGTTCCTCACTGTTGAGCAAGCCCTGGAGAGAGCAGCGCAAGCACAACTCTTTGAACTGAATGATGATATCACAAGAGCAAACTTCAGAAACATCGTCGAACCATATCTCCGCGATATTCAAGCGAAGAGAGGTCTCTACGGATTCCTGGTTGTTTGTGATACCACCAACAACACTCCAGATGTTATTGATAATAATGAGTTCAGAGCAGACATCTTCCTGAAGCCTGCTAAGTCCATCAACTACGTTACCCTCACATTTGTCGCCACCAGAACTGGCGTCAGTTTTGAGGAAGTAGCTGGTAGAGTTTGATCACGATATCTAAATAACAAAAGGAGGATCAAAAAATGGCCCAGTACAACACAATCGCTGATATCAGGAAGTCTCTTAATGGGGGCGGCGCACGCCCCAATCTATTTGAGGTTGACATTCCTGAAAACAGTCTCTTCAGATATGTCGGAAGTGACTCCCAGTTAGATTCAAGAGTTCTTGTAAAAGCAGCTCAACTTCCTGCATCGAACGTTGCTTCAATTGACGTTCCCTTCAGAGGAAGAATCATGAAGGTTGCAGGTGATCGTACATTCGACACCTGGACAGTTACCGTCATTAATGATGTTGACTTTAACCTGAGAACAGCATTCCAAAACTGGATGCAAGCTATTGCTCAGTATGCTGATGGATCTGGTGAAGCAGATCCACAGGTATACAAGTCAACTGCAACTGTTACTCAGTTGAAGAGAAGGTCTTCTAACTTGGGTCAGACATCTGACTCTGGTTTAGAAGCAGCATATACTTATGACTTCTTCGGCATTTTCCCAACCAACATCAGTGCTATCGATCTTTCATACGATACTGCTGATACGATTGAAGAATTCACTGTTGAATTCCAAGTCGATTATTGGGCACCTCAGGGTGTTAATGACACAATTGACGGAGCTCCAGCAAGCGACGGAAACTGATAATTGAGGTGCCCTAAATAAAAGGGACAAATAAATTTGTAATAATGTCGGGTAAGTTATTTGGGTTCTCGATAGAGGACACAGAACCACTATCTCCATCAGCGGTCTCCCCCGTTCCTCCTAATAATGAGGACGGGGCTGACCACTACATGAGTAGTGGTTTTTTTGGTTCTTATGTAGACATCGAAGGTGTATATCGCACTGAGTTTGATCTTATCAAAAGATACCGTGAGATGGCACTTCATCCTGAAGCGGATAGTGCCATCGAAGATATTGTCAACGAAGCTATTGTTTCTGATTCAAACGATAGTCCTGTAGAGATTGAACTTTCAAATCTTAATGCTAGCGATGGTATCAAGACCAAGATTCGTAAAGAGTTCAAGTATATTCTCGACCTTTTAGATTTTGATAAAAAGGCGCACGAAATTTACAGAAATTGGTATATTGACGGGCGCATTTACTATCATAAAATTATCGACTTGAAGAAACCTGAAGAGGGTATTCAAGAGTTGCGTTACATCGACGCTATGAAGATGCGTTATGTAAGGCAGCAGAAGAAAAAGAAAAATGATGGAAGTGCTATTTCTCAGTTGAGAAGTGACAATCCTATGGATTATGACTTCCCTGAGATCGAAGAGTATTTTATCTACAATCCAAAGTCAGTTTATCCGACTGGAAACCCAGCACAAACTGGTGCAAGTCAAGGAATTAAAATTGCAAGAGATGCAATCACATATTGCACATCTGGTCTTGTAGATCGTAACAAAGGATCAACGCTTTCGTATCTTCATAAAGCCATTAAATCCATCAATCAACTTAGAATGATTGAGGATTCACTGGTCATCTATCGATTGTCCCGTGCTCCAGAACGTAGAATCTTCTACATCGATGTTGGTAATCTGCCGAAAATGAAGGCAGAACAATACCTTCGCGATGTAATGATGCGTTATCGCAACAAACTCGTATACGATGCAAACACAGGAGAAATCCGTGATGACAAAAAATACATGGCGATGCTTGAAGACTTCTGGCTTCCAAGGCGTGAGGGTGGAAGAGGAACCGAAATCTCCACTCTCCCTGGCG